CTTTAGGATGATCTACAAATAATTGAAAGATTTTTTTCCATTCGTGATATTTAGAATGCAAAGCAAAATCTTCATTACAGCTTATATCATAAGTGATATACTCTGGGTGTGTTTGATTGGGTTTTTTTACATCAGCAAAATAAGCGTGAGCATTAATTTCTGATAGTATATCTTCTGTATTAGTTGCTATAGTTAAACCTTTGCTTTTATGTCTCTTACAGTAGCAATAAGTACAGTTAAATAAACAACCATGTCCAAAAGAAGGAGTAATATAATCACTACTCCTTCCTGATGGCCTTATTTTCATTTCTTTTCTTTTAGTCTTTTTAACTATTTCCATTGTCTAAACCATTACCTGTTATGTTTTGCATTAGTTTAAATACTTCATCAATTTCTTGTATTTCTTTAGTCTTGTTATAATTTCCTTCCCCAAATCTATTATTAAAATCATCAGCAATCATAATAGCTTTATTAAATGCTGAAATCATTTGCTTAGGGTTAGTCCTAACTTTTTCTCTCTTATGCAAGTAATTGATGTATTCTATTATTGTAGATTTATCATAACATTTTATGATAACTTTAGTAAAACCAGCTCCACGTCCTTCATAACCATCATCATCGTGATAGCAATCAACTCTATCATATATAAATCCTAATTTATTCATACATTCACGAGCTTCTCGTTGTAATTCTGGTTCCATTGGTTCTTTATTGCCAGACATGCTAACACTAAGTTTAATAGGTCCAACTACCTTTTCTTCTACGGCTTCTGATAATATTGCCATTAATGTGTGCTTAAAATCCTTTAAGTTTGTTCTCATAATTGTCAAATAGTTTATTAATTTTCGCTTCAAAATCAATAAATAAATACTCTATTCTAAGAATACCAGCATCTATTATGTCTTTTAACTCTTCTTTATACATGGAGATCCATATTTTGCATTTCTATTTTAAGTTGACTTAAATGACTACGCATACCTTCAAATACTTTATTGGCTTGTGTCATTTTACGTCTTAACTCATAAAGCTCTGGTATTTTTACTTCGGCTTCATTTTCTGCAGCATTAATACTCCATCCTTGATTTTTTAATGTTCTTACTTGTTCGTGAAATAACTTGTAATAATTAACTCTATGTGATTCTAAGAAATATAAATTGGTAGATAACTGCCTCATCATATCACTTAATTCAGTAGGTGAAAAATTATTAGACTCATTATATTGCTTTATAATTTCATCTACTTTTAATAATACTTCTCTCATATAATAGTTTTAAAATAACAAGGAGCCATTAAAGACTCCTTGCTTTGGGTTAAAATGGTAAATCATCATCATTACCGGTATTAGGGGAAGGCTGTGATTCTGTAGCTCCAACTTTTGGTGTTGGATTGCTTCCATATTCTTGTTGCCATTTAGCCAATTTAACATCGTGTTGTTGTCTTTTTTCTGGCGATAATGGTGTTCTAAACCATTTTTGAGTACCTACAATTGGTTTGTCAGGAGTAGAACTAAAAGAATATTCAATTATGTCTTTAATTATAGGCATACCATGATTATTCTTATCTTCAATAGACTTTTCTACTACTTTAAATAAAGCATATACTCTATTACCTACTATAGATTGTAAAACTTGTTCACCAGGCAATTTGAAATCAGCTCCGGCATTCATTAAAAGCTCTTTAATTCTTTTATTCTTTATTTCTTTAACTTGTTCTGTATCTGTATCAGTTATTCTCCAAAACTTATGTGTATGTAGCATTTTATCTTCTTCATCTGTTACAGGAATTGTTTCAAAAACTATTTCTAAATATGGTTTTTTATTCATTTCTGTTACATCCAACTTATAGCTTTTAATCATTACTAATTTAACACAAGGCTCATTAATATACTTGCTTCCTAAATCAGCGTTACTGATACTGTTCATTTCTGCATTGAAATCCATTTATTTTAAATTTTATAGGTTAATATTAATTATTTACTTATTGTTCAGAGTTTTCTACGGCTTTATGCTCGTGAGGTGGCTCAACCTCATCATCTTCTCCATTATAATACTTTTCAACATATTCTATTACCAAGTTTAAATCATTTGGCATAGTTGGTGGAAGCATACCCATTGGAGATTTAGCTGGAACATTTTCAAATCCAGGTATTTTATTTGTAATAAATCTATGCTGTATTTGTCCATTTGCATCGGTATGTACATCAGTATACAAAACAATAACAAATTCTTTAGCTATCTTCTTTTTTAGCATATTACCTTGTACAGCAATACACCTTTCTTCTACACCACCTTCTCCTTCAATAGTCATATCTATACCAAGAAATACTATATATTTATCTGTGTTCTTAGACCTATGTAATACTTTTTGCATTCCCTCTCCATAATCAGCCCACAAGTCATAACTTTTACCATGAGTAAATTTGCTGGCATTATATTGATGTTCACTTAAAGATGTAAATGATTCATTGACTAAAACTTTTACGTTATCATTGCTCATAGCTCTATCAAACATATCCCAATATGGCTTCATAGATGGAACAATTTTTTCTTGTTCACCTATTTGCATTTTATCATAACCAGTTATTGGTACGTTCATTTTAAATTTTCCAGCTCCTTTAAATGGTAAAGCTTTTTGTTCACTATTTAATATAGCTGTAGATGTAGGATCACAATTTCTTAATGACGATGATTTACCACCGCCAGATGGTCCAACAATAAAAATGTTTGGTTTCATTTGATTAATTTTTTGAGATTAAAAAAGATGTCCCATTTTTACATTCTGCTAATTCTATTATACAGTCTGTAAAAAACGAAACTTTTGATTTTTGAAATGATTTTATTTCTTTGCTTTTTAAAATAACTTGGTCAAAGTTATTCTTTATTCCTACGTAATCATCTACGTAATTCATTGTTCTATTAATACTATGTAAATGCTCAACTAATTTTTTTAACTCTTTTGGAAACGTATTTTTAGGAGCAATTATAATTCTCTCTGTTCCTTTCATAGTCTTGTAAATGTACTAAAAATACACAATATATTCAAGTACATTTACTTATATTTTTTTATATTTTTTCTTCTTCTAAGATTAATAGATTTATTTGATTTAATAACTTTCTTTTTATAGTGGGTTCTAAGATTTATAGAGAAAAATCCTTTAATATTTATTTCTTCATTTTTTATAAGCAACTCTTTAACTGCCATAAAAAAACGCTTAACAATAATCTTAATAACACTTTCACTAATATTTAATTCATCAGCTATTTGTTTAATAGCTTTATTGTGTGCTATATTTTTTTTATAATTATTATGATTATTCTTAGAACTCATTAGAAGTTGGTAAATCTATGTTTTGATTAATCTTAGCTTCTTCTATATCAGCTTTAGAAGAACTAATAAACTGAGTATATTTAGATTTATACAATACATCTGCTGTACCAATACCGCAAGATCTACCCTTACCAATAATAAATTCAGCAAATTCTGTATCAGGAATACCATTACTTATATCAAAATAAGCTGGTCTATGTACAAATCCTACTATATCAGCATCTTGTTCAATAGCACCAGATTCCCTTAAATCAGACAATGTAGGTCTTTTATTAGCTCTTGCGTGAATACCTCTATTGATTTGAGATAATGGCGCAATTACTATATTTAACTCACTGGCTAATTCCTTAAGAACTCTTGAAATAGTAGCTATCTCTTGTTCTCTATTAACTGGTTTACCTATATCACAACTAATTAATTGCAAATAATCTATAATAACTAAGCTTACTTTATTTCTAATAACTTGCTTACGTATTTTATTAGCTATATGAGATAATTTTCTGGATTTATGGTCTATAAAGAATTGGTCTTTTTTACTTTCAAATAAACCAACAGTTTTATTTAGATTACTTCTATCTTCTGTAGTTAAGTATCTTGACCTAATTTTAGATAATTCAATATGTGATTCAGAGGCATACATCCTATTTAATAATTGTGTAGTGCTCATTTCTAAACTAAAAAATGAGCATCTAACATCATTTAAAATATTATTCTTGAACATTGTCAAAGCAAATGATGTTTTACCCATTGATGGAGCAGCTGCAATAACAAATATTTCTGTAGGCTCAATGCAATATATCATTTCATCTATAGCAGAAATGTAAGTTCTAACTACTGGTATATCAGAATTTAAAGGTTCTAAACTTTGATAAACATCTCTATTAGCTTTATCTAAATCAAAATCTTCTACATATCCCATCTCTTGTATATCAACTATCTTTTCATTGATAGAGTTAATAACATCCATAGGATCTTGCATATCATTACATTTAGCAATAATATTTTCAGCTAATACATTTAATTCTCTACGTTTAGCATATCCATTTAGTAATTTTACGTATTCTTCTAAGTGACCATCATCTTCTACTCTTTCACACCAAGTATTTAATGCTGCTAATAAATCAGCTCCATTATATTTTTTACTAATTATATCGGTGTATTTTCTTTCTATCAGCTTGTTAGTTACGGTTGCCAAATCAATTTTAGATACTTCGGAAAGTTCTTTTACAGCTAAATAAACAT